AGATCATTAATATCTGCTGCTAGATGGATTGATACTTTAGTTTTTTATGGAGATAGATGTGATGATGGACAGGCATTAAAATTTCCAAGAAATAATTATCAGGTAGATGGTGTTGAATTGGCTTGTTCTAAAATTCCTAATGGTATTAAATATGCACAATACGAATTAGCTAGAGCTTTGGCAAATGATACTGATGCTATTACTGGCACTACTGGTAAAGATGGTAATTTTTCTGAAGTTAGTTTAGGAGATATACAGGTTAAATATAATACTGATAGTCAGGGAACTGGATCTATAAATAATATTTTAGATGTTTATCCTTGGTTACAAAGTTATCTTGGAGCATATATGCTAGGTGGAGCAGGTAGTTTTCAGATGAGGGTGGTTAGAGGATAATGGCAGGTCAATTAGATTCATTATTTAAAAATGTTGCTAAGCAGATTGTTTCTGACTTAGGTTCTTCTTTTGATTCTTCTATTGTTTATACAAAAAAAGCATCTGGTAGTTATAACACAAGTACAGGAGCATTCACTACAACTGATACGACTTATAGTATAAAAGCACCAGTAGAATTTGTAAGATCAGAAGAAGAAGCTGGTCAAGAAATGAGAGAAGCAAAAATTTATATAACACCTGATCTTATTGGAGATAATCAACCTGATTTAGATGATGAAGTAACATTAACTTTTGCTGGATCTACAAGGGTTGGACAGATTACAAATATTGATACGAAACAAGGTGGACAAACTTATTTATTTACATTACTAGTGAGGTTTTAATGGTTAGAGATATTAAGAATGCAAAATCAGATTTGGATGCTCAATTAAATGAAGCATTTAACTCAATGATTGGAGATGTTTTAGCTGATCTTGCAACTGAAGCTAATAGTCCAGTATGGACAGGATTTTTAGCATCAAGTTGGAGAGCACAAAAATATCAGGTAAGACAAAAAGATAGCGTGGAAGATTTTGAACCTTGGGCATCCATAAAAAGAGAACATAATAAACTTAATTTACCTAAAGATGGAGAAGATTGGACAAGAACAAAATCAAAACCAGCTAATCCAGTTATAGAACCTAGATTTTCTCCTCCCACTTTTAATTACAAAAAAGGATGTTTTATTGGTAATCAAGCTGTGTATTCAAGTTATGTTATTGAAAATCCAAATATAGCGAGATATGTGAAAAATGATGTAAAAAATACTATAAACGAAAACTTTAAAGAGAAGAAACGTGGTGCTATAAAAATTGGTTCTGTTCAAAAGAAAGCCATATTTGGTAAGGGTAGCAAAAAAGGTAGAAAATATACTGGTACTTCTGAGTTTTAATTATGACTTTAGTTAACACAAGAGCAGCTTTTGAAAAGGCAGTAACAGACGCAGTTGCAGCAGTAGATAATACTGTTTTGATGGTTTATGACAACGTTAATTACACAACACCTGGCAAAAATAAAAAATACATAATTATGACAATTGATTTTGGTCAATCAACTTTACAAAATCAAGGAGCAGCTTCAGATTATTATGCTGGTGTAATTCAATGTAATGTATATTGTCCTAAAGGAAGAGGAACTTCAATTTTATCTGCTATTGGCGAAGCTGTGATTGATGGTCTCACATCTGTTAATGCTCCTGGTTACAGTGATACCTTTAGTTGTAAACCTAGAGTTCTTGATATTACTGGTCCAACTCCTTTAGATATCGAGGATAGAAGTCACTTTGTAGGTGTAATATCTTGCCAATTTACCGCTAACGCTTAATATAGTAAAGTAATATAATTTTGATATGACAAGAGCAGTAGACCTACTCAAAAATAGGTTTGGAGTTTCACAACTTTACAAGCACGATATTAAACAGAATGATGAAATTATTCTGACAATTTATTGGCATCCTTTGACTATTGCCGAAAGAGAGGCAATACAAAAAAAGACAAATACTGATGATACAAATGAATATGCTTTACAGATGATGATTGAAAAAGCATTGGATGTAGATGGTAAACGTATTTTTTCAGATGGAGATAAGGCTTCATTAAGAAGAGAAATAGAGGCTAATGTTCTTGAAGAGATTCAATTAGCAATGATTAGTGCTGGTGCTGATCGGGAGGTTAAACAGGCTAAAGCCGATTTGAAAAGCTAATGGTGATTGGAGATTTATATTTAGTTTAGCCAAGTTATTACATAAAACTGTAGCTGAGTTATGCGAAACTTTGACTATAGAAGAAATGATAGCGTGGGCTGCTTATGCTGAAATAGAAAGTGAAGAATATAAAAAACGACAAGAGGAGACACAAAGAGTTAGTGCTTTAAAAGGCAAAAGAAGGTAAGATAGGTTTAATATTTAATTTTTATAGCAAGTGGCTAATTACGGAATAAATATTGACGTAAAGATAAAGGCAGGACAGTTAACTAACTTTAATAGAGCGTTAGATATAACTAATAAAAAAATAGATAAAGCAAATGAAAAAATAAAAGGTTTTGCTTCAATAACAAATAATATTAAACCTTTAACTCAAAGTTTTAATGATTTATCTGCTGTGGTTAGTAAAGCTAATGCAGCTTTTAACAAATCTACTTTAGGTACTCCACAAGCTACACAAGCAGCTAGAAATCTTGTAAAAGCTAATGAAGAATTCAATATTGGATTAGAAAAAAGAGCAAAACTTTTAGAGAAAGTAACTTTTGAAATGAAAATGCAAAAGTTAGCAGAAAGAGGTATAAGACCTGGAACTGCATATGGTAGTCCAATTGGCCCGATGCCAATGATGACAGTAAATAATAATCCAAGAATTATGAGAAATATTGCTGCGAGTCAAGCAGCAAGACAAGATACTAATTTTGGTTTTGGTTTAGCTGGAGATCCTGTGGCTAAATCAATAAGAAGAAATCAACAAAAAAGAGAAAAATTATTGCAAAAAGAATTAAGAATAAGACAAAATATTTTACAAGTAGAAAAATTATCTCTTGGGATAGCATCTGCTGAACAATCAACAAGAGCATTTGGAGTATCGGGTGGTCAAATAGGTCCAGCACTACCACAAGGATTTAGATTGAGACAACAATTTAAGCAAGGAGGAATGTTTGGAATGCCAGGTGGAGCAACGGGGAGATTAAAAGGAGGTGTTGGTAGTGCATTAATTGGTGGAGGTTTTCCTGCTCTATTTGGTGCTGGTGGCTTAAGTTCTGTCTTTGGTGCTGTAGCTGGTGGTGTTGGAGGAGCACTAGCACCTGGAGGTGGTTTTGCTGCTTCTATTTTTGCTACTGCTATTGCTGCTCAGATAGAAAAAGCTATAGCTTTCAACAAAGCTGTTGATGATTTAAACGTATCAATACGAGCTACAGGTGGAACTTCATTGTTCTCTTCAAAACAAGTAGCTGAATTTGCTAAGTCTCTCGGAATGACAAAAGATGAAGCACTTGAAGCCTTAAAAGCATTTAAACAATTTGAAGCATCGGCAAGAATTGCATTAACTCGAACATTTGGATCAGAAGCTACCTTTGATATTTTTGCAGGATTAAAAGATAATGCTTCATTAATAAATGCTTTGCCTGGATTATCTAAAGAATTAAGTTTAAACCAAGCTCAAAGAGCTTTAGAGACTTTAAAAACAAAAGGAGCTACTGCTGCTGAAGATGAACTTTTAGGAAATATTCTTGATAAAAATAATGAAATAATCAAACAAGAAGCTATAAAACTTAATTTTTTACAAAGGCAACTAAGTAAATTAAATCCATTTAGAGGTAAAGGATTATCTGCTATCACAAGCGGTTCTCTTACTATGGAAGAAGCTGGTGAGAAACGAGGTGAAGATGCCTTAGCAGAACAAAGAAAACAAAATATTATTGCTTTAGAAAGATTAAGAATACAAAGAGAATTTAATAAAGAACTAGAAAGACAAGCAATTATTAAAGCTCCTGTTGATGAATTAAATAGATTATTAGATCCTTTAACTCAAATTGATGCTTTAGGAAAAAGTATTGGTAATAGTTTTTCTGAATCTTTTAAAGGTATTGTAAGAGGTTCTATGTCTGCTCAAGAAGCCTTAAGAAATTTATTTATGCGTACAGCAGATCATTTCTTGGATATGGCTGCACAAATATTAGCAGCACAAATAAGATCAGGTATTTTTGGTTTATTTAGTAGTTTTTTCAATCCTACTTTTGGTACTGGTATGGGTAGTAATCCTGCTGGTATGCGTCAACAAGGAGTTGGAGTTAGTGCAAATATTTTAGGTAGACATAGTGTAGGCACTTCAGCTATGCAACCTAATTTAAGTTTTGCCGAGGGAGGTAGACCTCCTGTTGGAAGAGCTTCGTTAGTAGGAGAAAGAGGTCCAGAACTTTTTGTTCCTGATAGAGCAGGTACTATAATACCTAATCATGCCATGGGTGGTTCAACAAATATCGTGGTAAATGTGGATGCTTCTGGATCTTCTGTTGAAGG